AAGACCTCCTTGCTTTAAACCAAGATCAAAATAGTATTGTCCTGTTTTTTCAAAACCTTTTTCTTGTTTTTGTTTTGCTTTTTGTTCAGTAATAATTCTTGCAGCTTCTTTTGAACCAACTCTTTTAGCAAGTTCTATGACTGATTCTTCTTTATTTTTATCATCAGACATTATTTTAACAAATCTTTATAATAATTTTTTAAAGAAGGATTAGAATAATTTTTATCATTCATTTTTACTTCTATAAATTTACCCATGTAAGCACCTTGAGGTTTTGGTCCTTTAAAATCTTTTCTTTTTACACCTGATGGATCTTTTATTTTACCAGCACAGATTTTTGAAGCATAAGCATTTGCATAGGCACTAGGATAGACTTTAAATTTTCTTTTTGCAGCTGATTTTCCTCTAGAACATAATTTAGTCATTATTTTTTCTTTCTTTTTTTATATTTAAGCATGGCTCTAGATGGTTTTGCTCCACGAAGTTTACCTTCTATTTGTTGTGGTATTTGAGATCTTCCAATTGGCATATGATTAATCTAGTACAGTATATACAATTCTACCATTCAATTTTTCTGCCTTCAAGTACTGCTTTCTGTTGTTATTTACTGAATAACTGCAATGTACCCATCCACTATTAGGCTCATTCTCATTCCAGAACTCAAGTATACATTGATCATATTCAAGATTTTTTACAATAAATTCTGCAATGTCCTTATTAGCAACACCAAATATTTCAAAGTCTGCGGCCTGTCCTTTGGTATGCTGACTTTTGCTAGACGAACCTATGGCTTCACATAAAGCTACAGATCTATATCCAGAAGATACAGATAAAGGCATTCCATAAAAATCTCTAATAGGTTGTAATATTTTTTCACAAAGTATTTTTAAATTTTGTATTTGTTCTTCATTAGGTGTATTATCTATTCCAAGTCTCGTTGCTTCTTGAGACTTTGTTAATTCATTTAATGTAAAACTTTTACTTAGTATCATTTCTTAATTTATTTATAACCTCAATTACATGTTTTTCATACTCTTTATTTGTAGAAAAATTATCTAAAGTTCTAGCCATAGCAATAGGATCCCTATTTACTGTAATTTCTCTAACTCTTCTAAATTCTGCATACACTCTTTTTGTATTTAGAATTTCAATATAGTATTTAACAGATTCACATTTGTTTTTAAAGACTCTCACACGCCATTCAATAGTATCAGGCTGTTTTAATGGTAACATACCCTCTTTTGACCATACTCTTATACCAAATAGATTATGACCTTCACGTGCAAACCGTGATCTTCCATAATCACTTTCTACAATAGCTTGAGCTATAATTAATTCTGTATTTATTCTTTGTCTTCTTGGAATATTAAAATTTAAATAGGATATACATTGTTTAAGGGAGGAGATGAATTCTTTATCGTTTGAGTACTCAAACCTAGGAGGTCCAAATCCTAATTGCTTGGCCCAAGTTATTGCTTCCCCCTGGGCCTTATTCTTGGCGACGGGGTTGGGGAAGAATGTACCTAATACAAACGCTAGTAGAGCTACTATCAAATATTTTATTATTATAGTCTTTATTGTCATGACATTTACAGTAATTTAATAAGCAGCATCCAACTGCGAGGTTGTTAATACAATTAACTTTTTCTTGTTTCATTTACTTGGTAAAACATATCGTCTGTATCATCAGTTTTCCAATCTTTATTTTCTACATTCCATTCTGTAGTTTGTACTTTATAGTCTGGCCAATGTGTTGAAGTTGTAAAGCTAGGAATACTCCACAAAATACGATTATTAGGCTGAGCTGAATAATTGCCGTTATCAAGAGCCAAAATATGAGCACACTTATGCTGATCGGGAATTTCAGAATGTTCAGTATCGAGGATATTAGGTTCTGGATGTGCCCAATCAATTGTGAATAAATATTCTCCATGAATAAATTTTTTATCCTTTCCTAAATATTTACAACGTTGCCCTATTAAAAAATCAAAAGTAGTAATAGCAGGATAATAACTAAATGAATTCCATAACTGAAGATCTTCGAGATTTGGATGTTCCATTTTTCCTTGATGCAAAGCATCGCTGTTTCTTCTTTGAAGAAAAGCAGAGATAGGAAGCCTCCAGAATATTGCACCATTCGTAAGTAAAGCATGAAATAAGATCGCACGCCCTGGAATGCTTGCAATAGCAAAGACCACACAATCTTCAGTTTCGCCATGATGTTCTCGTAAGTCATATAAATATTCCTTTCTTATTTTACAGTATATGGGTGGTATGTTAGCATTTAAATAAGCCATTTGTCGATACTATCATCAAAATCTCTATAGTCTATTGTAATTTCATCTCCTATTTTTATATCTTTTAAAGCAATTCCATCATCATTAACACTTGGATCATCACTATGATTTAAATATTTTTCATTATCAATTCCTAGAACTACAATGTTAGATCCCTTTTCTCTTTCATAAGCATAGTTATCAATGAATCTTGCTAAAGCTAAAGGCATTCTAGGTAAATTTTCTTTATTAAATTCTATTTCAAATTCAGGTTTTACTTCTTTTATTTTTTCTCCTTTTTTTGCATTTTCTTTTGCAAAAACTCCAATACCTTGTATTTTACTTTTATCTAGATAGGTGTCAATTAAAAACATTACAAGTTAACACTTCCAACGTCTTCTTGCTTGTCTTAATCTAGAATTAGGGTCTTTTGCAGCACCTGGAAACATTTTCATTTGTCCAGCACTCCTTGCACAAAATGATTTTCTTCTTTTAGCTGATTTACTACCTGGTTTAACTTTACCAGTTACTGCTGTGGATAATTTTGAACCTGGATTTTCTCTTCTATATCTTTCAACTCCAGCTTTTGTCATTCCAGCACCAGACTTTGTTGGTCTAAAATATTTTTTAGTTTTAGGAGGTTGAACATCTCCTCCTCTAGCCATACCTTCTTTTTTTTCTTCTTCTTTTTCTGATTTAGTTTGTGATGGTGGTACGTAACCTGCTTGAGTAACTTGTGGAAATAAAGATTCTGTGTAATAACTTTTTTCGTATGTTCCTGGCTTACCTTGGTAAGCTCCAGATTTAATAGCTAAAGCTCCACCTAGTGACATTTTTTTAACAGCTTTACCTGTTCCTCGCTTTTGAATACCAAAGCCAGACATTTTATTACTTATCTATAAATAGTGTAATAGTTAAAGCACTTGTATTAGCTGTTATACCAATACCATTAACTATTCCTACACCACCTCTTTGAGCATATAAAACACCATCTTCTGGAAGATTTAATGTTTCAGTTTGATTTGCTCCAACTTGAACTGGAATATACACTTGTGTATTAGTTGAAGAACTAACAGTTGTTACATTTGCTAATCCATTAATAACTGCTGTTCCAGAAGTACCAGTAGACTGAATCATAAATCCTCTAAGTCTTGTAGGACCTGTGAATAATACTGCGTTAGATGATGTACTAGCACATATGACTGGTTTTACATCTGATTTCATTTTTACTCCTTGTTTTTTAAGGAGCCCCGAAGAGCTCCTTAAAATAAATTAATTAACTTACTGCAGCACTAAATGGTGTAGCTAAAGCACCTGAACCACCAGATACTACTTGTACTTTATATCTGTTAGATCCTACTACTGTAGCTTTAATACTTGATCCACCAATACCACCTGTAGTTGTACCATTTAAAGTGATAGTGTCTGATGCAGTTGCAGTATTTAATACTAATGTTGAAGTTGCAGAACCAATAATTGCATTTCCTACTATAGTATCATTAGCATTTGCTACTTGTACTACAAAATTACCAGTTACTGTTGTTGAAAGTACAAATTCAAAAGTCGCTCCATAATTATTAGACTGATTTGGATCAGTTGGATCACTTGGTGAACTTGTATTTACAGCTGGTAAAGTAAAAGTTGCTGCAGCTGTACTTGTGTAATAGATTTGTTTTCCAGCATCATTTGCAACAGTTAATGTTTTTCCTACTGCTGTTGTTACTGAATTCGATACTCCAGCACTAATAAAACCTGCTAAAGATTTTACTGGTCCTGAAAAAGTTGTTTGTGCCATAATTTTCTCCTGTATAGCGGTTAAGCCTTGTAGTCTCTATACCGTCTGTCTAGCCAGTCTACAAAACTATTAATCTAGAATATTATTAATTATAAAAGAAAAAGGGGCTAAAGTAAACTCTAGCCCCTTTTGTGGAAAGACTTAAATTATTAAGCCGCTCCTGGAGTTCCGAAGATTCCTCTAGGATCAGACCAACCGAAGCTGTATCTTTCTCTAGCTTTAAATCTAACGTTACCAGTATCAAAATCGCCTTCGATAGCTGTTTTGATTGGACTTCTAACGAACTCTTTTAATCCGTTAGGAGCGTCTGTAATGATAAAGAATGCATCTGTATCTGTTAAGAAGTGATTCACTCTGTAACCTTCTGGAATCATTCCCATATTTAACATTGCATTAATGTCATTGTCAGATGTAGCAGTTCTAAGTGGAGATTTTAAAACTCTCTCAGCAGTAAATTGTAATTCTTTTGGAATAATCAATTTTCTACCTTGAAGAGCGATTTTTAAACCTCTCTCATCTACAAACCCTGCAATATCAATTAACGATTGTTCTAATGAAGTTTCGTTAAGATCGGCTGCAGTTGCTAAGATGTTCGAAAAAGTCGAACCGTTAGCAAGAGGGTGAGAAGAGTTTAATAAAGAAACACCATCACCTCCGTTGTATGAACCACCCGTATCAAATCCATTATTTAATACGTTAGCTGCAATTGTTTGTTTAGTTTGTGACATTGAACGAGCTAAAGCTCTAGTGTATCTAGAAGCTAATCTATCGTACAAGTTATCTTCAATCGCTTCCTCAGTTATAGCAAATGCTAATGCAATTGTTTGATGAGTGTATCTTGAAGTGTAGGCTTCAGAAGCTTGATCGAACTGCACTCCTGCACCTT